CGATTCCTCGCCTGTTGCCCTCCGCCGTTCGAGCTCCCCTGGCGGGGAGGGGGGTCACCCCCACCCTTGTCACGCACAGTGACATTTCTTGATTACATTTCGAAGTGGTCTAAGCCGCTTAGGGCAGCAATCCAGGATGCGTTTCCTTCGGACGCAATCGGCTAGGTTGCGGCTTCCGCGCAGCCTGCGCTTCCCGTCCTGTCTTGGTCGCGTGACACGGACCGCACACAGCTTGGAGTTTGTCCGTGCTGTGATCGTCGTGCGCTCCCATGTGATCAACCTCAGTCGCACGTCCAGCGCAGCGCGGTCCCTGTATCTGACACGTCCAACCGTCCCGCTGTAGGACAGCTAGCCGCCTACGGGGCCAATCGTTAGGCAGGGGGCTGCGTCGCCTAGGGGGTGCCATGTTGAACCACCAGGGGATGTGTCTGTACGGCTCTCAGAGCGTCCACCAGCCAAAGGCGAGATGCCCCACGAGCCAAGTACCGAAAGCAAGCTGAACGGCCGTGAGAACGGCTTTCAGCCACGCGGGAGTCTGCTCGCGGACGCGGAACAGGGCCCACCAGTGTTCGCTAAAGGTGTCGCCCTTGTCCTTCCGCGCGAGCGCGAAGCCTTCGACCGCGAGGAAAAAGACGATCCACACGACCCAAGCGATCGTGAAGCCGGTCACGCGAGGCTTACTCATTCGTGTACCCCCGCTTCCAAACGTTGGCACGTGCCCTCAGACGACTCTCTGTCAGTCCGACAGGGCACGCAGTCAAACGGAGGAGTGCTGCCCATTACACCACACGCCTACGGTCTGGCCCGCTGCGCAACGGACCGTTGACCGCTGTGCACCATCGGCGCGTTCGGATTCGAACCGAAACCCCCTCCTCGTGGGACTTGCGGATTTGAACCGCTCGGCATGCCCCAGTACGGCACCCTTTAACCATGCGGGAGCGTCCTCCCGTCCCTTGGCGACAGGCAACCAACCCGCCGCTACCGCTGCGCTCCCATCTTTGGCGATCTCCCCGCGCAGCATTCCCGCCTGCCCTCCGGAGCCCATCGGCTGTGCCGGGGGCTGTCATTAGGCCTCACTTCGTTACCGCTCCGGGTGTTCGCCTTTTCCTGCGAAAACACCCACTCTTGAGATCACAAAAAAGTAACGTTTACCCGCATCGCGGCACATCGCGGCAGAGACGCCAGCCCCCCGGCCCATAGGCGTGACGAAGTGTCGGAATGATAGTGACTTTTGTATTCCTATAGAGATCTCTATAGGAAAACAGAAGTGCACTTCATTTCGACACTTCGTCACACATGGGCGGAGGCGCGTCGTCGTGGTCGGCGTCGTCCTCCGCGTCGTCCTCCGCGTCGCCCTTCGGGCGTACCCATTCGATGGTGACGCGCTTCGCTACCCAGTCGTCCGGCCAGCGCCCGTGAAACTCGTGGCTCTTGGTGACCGTGATCTGTTCCACGAAATAGCGCACGAACGCGCGCCTGTCCGCCATGTCCGCGCGGTCCCACCAGGAGCCGGGCCCGATGGGGTCGCCTGCATGCTCCAACCACACTGAGAGCGGCAGGGACGGCGTCTGCGTTGCATCGAGCTCTGCTAGGCGCGCGTCTAGCGCTTCGATCCGGTCCGTGTACAGCGTCTCCGCCTCGCGGAAGGCGCGCCGGCCGACTTCCCCGCGGTACCCGCCGTCTCTGCGGTCCGCGTAAAGCTCTTCTAGAGCCTGGACAGCGTCCGCGCGGTCCGCGAGTATCTCCGCGCGTTCCTGTGCCGTCTCCGGCGATTCTGTGGCCTTCCCGAAGCGGTTCGCAGCCTCCGCGAGGATGGCAAGTGTCTCTTCGTCGCCTTCCGCCGTCTCCAGGAGCGCGAAGATACGTCGCGCCACGTACTCATCTAGCGGAGCCTGCCGGATGGTCACCGTACCCTTGTGGACTCCCGCCGGCCGAACGTTGTGCTGACGGCGTCCGCACATGTACGACCGTGCGGCTCCGGAGCCTGTGGACTTCATGCGGCTCCCGCACTCGCAGAACAGAACGGGCTTGTCCAGTCCAGACAGCAGCGTCGTCCCGCGGGAGAGTCCCGTACCGCGTCCGCGGCCGGCGAGCCACTGCTGTAGCTCCCACCACTCTTTAGGCGGGATGATCGGCTCATACAGCGTTAGCGGCTGGCCGTTCTCGTCACGATCAATCCGGTACGTTTCGATGATGAGCCGCCGTGAGCCGTCGGGGCCTCGCTTGTAGACGGGAGTTGCTCCGTATCCGGCGATGCGGGGGTCACGGAGGATGCGGCGCAACACGGCGGGGTCCCAACGGCTATCGCGCACCCGCTTGCCTGTGAGCTGTCCACGGGTAGGAACTCCGCTCTCGTTGAAATAGTGGCACACTCCCGAGAGCGATCCAGGGTGTCTCGCTCCGGGCCCGGACACAGCGGGCACGTACATGTGCATGTGCTCTTTGATGCGGGCCCATGCCTTGCGGACGATTTCCGATTCAACAGGATGATGCACGAGCTTCTGTATGACGACGGGCTTACCGTCCGGCGTGTACGCGGTTTCGGGCTTGAATTTAAACCCGAACGGGGGCTTGCCTCCGACGTAGCCACCCAGCGAACGCGCGAGCTCCTTCGCGTCCCGGACTCCGACTGACTTGTTCTTGCTCTCGTTGTGCGCGGCATCGAGCCGCATGATCAAATGGATAAGATCCATAAGATTGCCGCGGCGGAACTCTCCCTCCGTGACACTGACGATGGTGACTCCGAGGTTCAGCAGCTCGGTCACGACAGGGATAGCGTCCAGGGGGTCTTTCCGCGAGAAGCGGCTCACGTAGTAGACGATGATCATGTTTCGCCGGCCCGCACGGCAGTCCGCGAGCATGCGCTCGAAGTCCGGCCGTTCGACGTCACGGAACGCAGAAACGCCGATATCCTCGTATACGTCGACGCTCGCGGCACCCCGCCGCCTCGCCTCCGCCTGCCCGTGCTCTAGCTGCGTGGCCGGCGACGCTTCGGACCGGTTCTGCCGGGCGGAGGACTGCCGGACATACAGAGCGGCATGGATCGGGACGTTGATCGCCCGTTCGGCGAAGGCTCCAGGTTGGCGCATGTTCGGCATCATACTGCCCAAACTGAGGTTATCCAACAGTAAGCACAGTTCGGATAGTTGGGTCTGACCAGCGCGAACGTCTCCGATGCGGAGATCCTCCGCCGTCCCTGGTAGCGTGAGAATCTCCGGAGGTTCCTAGGTTGGCGCTTAGATCCGCCGGAAGCGAAGGGCCCGCACCCCCAGTGGGGACGCGGGCCCTTTGTCTGTCTGGTCAGGTCAGGTCATACCGGCCGTCCGCGATGCTCTCGCGGAGGCTGCGCCACGCGTCCGGCGTGAGCGCGAGCTTGGGCCCGGACGGGTCCTTAGAGTCGCGAACCCCGATCCTGCCGGACAGGTCCGCGACTTCTACGCACGCGCCGCCCTCGGACGTGCTCTTGCTTGCCTTGCGCCATTCGGTCATGTGTGCATCCTCGTTGCTTCCTCTACCGCCGTGCGACTTTCCGCTGTGGTCAAGGCTAGATCACTGACCTGCTCTATGCGCCTCGCGTACCGCTCGACACGTTCCGGATCTAGGACGAGCCGGCCGACCATGCCGGGCGCTTCGGCGAATGCGACGTCAGCCCCCACGGTCAGAAGCTGACATGATCCGTCGTGGCCGATGTGCCAGCCCGCATCTTGGCCCACGATGCGCACGCTAACGCCTGGACGCTCAGACAGCGCGAGCATATGCGCCAGTTGCGCCGCCATGAGTTCCCCGCTTCCCGGGGATGCGGTGAGCGCCATCCATGACACGATGGCCGAAACTCGGGGTAGCTCCGCGCGCTCCCACACGGCGGCCTGCCGTTCCATGCGGGTAGCCACCGCGGCGTCTACGTCTTTCAGTAGCCCTGCCGCGTATGCGCGTTCGAACATGGCACGTGCGTAGTCCTCCGTTTGCCACAGTCCGGGGATGACTCCCAGGTCCCACGTCCGTATACGCGTGGCGCGTGCTTCGTACGCGGCCAAGCTAGGCAGCCAATCGTCGTCGGGGCGCGCGACCGCGTGGGCAACGAGGTGAGCGAACAGCCCCCGGAGGTTCCAAGCGCTGTCCAGGATGCCCGCGTGCTCGGGGGACAGGTGGCGTGACCCGTTCACTAGACGTGTGATGTAGGAGCGTGTCACCCCAAGTAGTTCGGCAACGCGGGCTTGTGACGTGCTCTGGACGTAGATCTGTCTGCGCAGTTCTACTGCGATCAGGTCCCAGAGTGATCGTGCCGGATCTAGTTGTCTCGCGGCTTGCTTCTGCTGGTAGGCGGATGGTTTCGGCTGTCCGCGCGGGCGCTGTGGGTGTGGCATTTCATGATCCCGTTTGTTGACCGATGTTCCCAGAACCGTAGTCATCGTACGACTACAGGGCGCATTCTGTAGCCTGCATCACAGCGCCAACCATGGGAGTGTCCGCAATGGGACAACACACCCGCCACCAAGCGTCCCCGCTGTCCCTGGGACGCGTCCGCACCCGCCCGCCGCTGATCACCACGACCCCCGCCGGACCGGACAACAACGCACTGTTGGAGATCCTCCGGCCGCTTCACTCGGAGCGCATGCGCGGGCTGACCGAACTTCACACGCGGTTGATCACGAACGTCAACCTGATGACCGTGATCACGGAATGGGAAGGCTGGCCCGTCCTGAACGCCTACCGCATGACGGACATCCGGGTCGGTAGCCGCTCGCGCTACATCCGCGTCGGGTGCGGCTACTGGGACGAAGAATGGTGGTACGTCACGCCCGGCTCCGCGGACACCAACGTCATTGCCGCGATGTCCATGCCGGACGAAGCGGCCCGGATCATCGCGGGAGCTCTGCTGTCATGACGCCCGTGATGACAGCAGAGCTCCCGCGAGGCTCGCTCAGACGGCCTTGACGTCCTCCCCGTCCTGAATGACGGGGATTCCTGCCGTGCCGCTTACGCGGTTTTCGTGACCAGGTTCCGGCACCCGGTGTTCAGCCAGCCACGATCACCTGCTGGTGCGCTTCCCACCCACGGTCGCGCAGCCGCTGCTCGCGCCGACGGTCGCTCTGGCTCACGACGCCGCCTCCGTCCGCTCGGCGGCGGGGACGCTGACCTGCGCCCAGACCGTGACGCGCACACCCCGGTGCGTGCCGGTGACCGAGATCACCCCGACGTCCGGCTGCGACAGGTACGCCCGGGTGACCACCTCGCCGCGCAGGAACTCGGCCCACGCGTCGACGGCGCGGCGCAGGTCCGGCTCGTGGTCGGTGCCGATGCTGTGCCGGCTGATCTGCCCGTCCATCTCGACGGGGGCGATGGCGTCAATGTGCCAGGTCGCCATCGGCAGATCCTGTTCCAGCAGGTGCGCCAGCGCCAACGCCGCGATGAGCTGCCGTCCCCGCGGGGTGTGCTCGTGGGTAATGTCGTGCGACACTATGGCTCCTTTCAGTGGTGCAGCCGCGGTCTGGTGGCGGACGGTCACCGGGTACCGTCGCATGCGCGGCGGGTGGGGCACGGCCACATCTCGTGGCAGGTCTCGCAGACCGTGTCGCCGTCGGCGCACCCGCAGTGGTCGGGCATGGTGCCGCAGCGGCCGGCGCACACCTGGCGGTGCAGCTGGCGGACGCGGGCGATCTGCGCGGCGAAGCGGTCCCGCTCGGCGGCCGCGGAGCCGTAGGTGCCGTTCCCTTCCGCCTTACGGACGTTCAGTCCGACCAGCGAGGCAAGGGCCCGAATGGTGCGCTCCGTCATGTCCATGTTTCCTCCTAGGTTGGCGCGATGAGATAAGCGTAAGCCGCTCACGCACCTTCGCGCAACCCCTAAACCAAGAAAAGCCCCCGGAGGATCTCCCCCGGGGGCTTCCTGCTGTGCTGCCTACGAGATGCCGGCCACCTTCCACGGCGCGATGATCACGCGCTTGCGTGCGGGAGTGTAGAACCGCCCGTTAACCCTCACGCCGTCCGGGTAGATGTCAATCGCCGGGTGCCGGTAGTACTTGCTGTCCCACATGACCACGGTGTGGCCCTCGTTGATCACCTTTCGGACCGCGGCGTGGATGATGGGGTCCTGGAGAGACTCCCGGGTGAGCTTCACGTGGCGGCCCATCCGCTCCTCTGTCGCCTTGGCCGCGATGTTGCGGAGGTAGGTGGCGAATCCTTCGGTGAGTTCGGCGGTGTCCATGTCCGGCTCCTTCTCGGTTGGCGCTTGATAGGTACGTTACCCGCTTACGCACCCCCGCGCAACCCCCGCCTATGTGTCCGCCTTCCGAAGGTTCGTGAGCGGTCCCCGATGCGGAACTCTGGCGCTCGCACGGTCACCAGCCCGCACGCACCGCGAGCACGATCAGCCCGAACACCAGCGCGGCGAGAACCGCGACGATCACCGTCCCCGCGACCAGCTCCGCGCGCTGCCTCCGCCATACCGCGGCGTCCTGCTCCGCGCACTCGTCCGCGGTGAACTCCGGAGACGTGCCCGTGAGCATCCCCAGGAGCTTTCCCAGGGACGCCGCGGAGTCGTCCGAGAGGTAGACGGTCCGTCCCATGTCGTCGAAGCCGTCCGCGAACTTGAGCGCGATCTCGCGTCCGTCGTTCACGACTTCAAGCCGCGCGTGATGTTCTTCACTGACTCCGGCCGCAGCGTCCGCCGCGCAGTAGATCGTATAGATGTCCGGCGTTGGCTCTTCGTACGTCGCGCTCATGATCCGTCCCACAGTTCGTTGACTTCGAGAGTGTTTTGGAAGCGGCTTTCCAGCGCGGAGAGCCGTTCTTCGAGTCGCTCCATATGGACTTGCCACGCAGGAGAGCTCACGGGATCGCCAGCGTCCCCGCGGACGTCCGCCCGTTTGACAGATTCGAAGTCGCTTTCGTACCGCGGGTACTCCCCCGGCTCCGCGGCAGGCTGGTCGTCCGGGATGACTCCGAGCTTGCGGAGCGCGTCGCAGAGCTCGCGACTGTCCACGATGAAGCTGCGCCCGGCCAGAGATCCGGAGAGATCGAACTCAACATCTCCGTCCCGGTCAACAGAGACCACGATGGAGTTGTCTCCCCACGTCGCCGTCTCTGCCGACCAGGACGGAATCGCTACCCGCTTCACCACGCCTCCCCGTTCACCAGCTCACGCGCCGTCATGTAGGTGTAGGTCTCTCGCTCGTCCATCGCGTCGAATCCCGCGAGGCAGGCGGAAGCGTCGCTGTGCCCTGCCGCGTCGTATGTGTCGAGTGTCGGCCTGTCCATGGTCCGTTTCCGCTCCCGTCCGCCCGGACTGTTCGCGTCCAGACATACGAAAAGGGGCCCGCTCCGAAGAACGGGCCCCCATTGGATGTACGTGGCGTCAGGGAATGCGCGTGAGCGGTCCGTACGCCCGTTCGGCGTCTTCGCGGGTGCGACGCCCCGTGAGGGCGGAGCACGTCAGTTCGCCATCCGGCTGGACCGTCCAGATGTCTCCGTCCTTGTCCCGGTAGCGAGTACCGGGCGCGTCCTGGACGGTCTCCGGCTTGCCCTCCGGCGACTCCATGAGGAACCGCGCGAACCGCTCGACAGCGTCAACGCGCGCTTCGAACGCCACACCGCCGGAGAACGGGACGCCCCGCGGTGCCCTCTCTATGAGCTCATGCACGGTTTCGGTGGCGACCCTCAGGGCCTCGCTTCTGTCCATTGTCCGTTTCCGCTCCCGTCCGCCCGGCCCCTCCGGGCAGTAGCGACCGATCATTCGGTCGTGCTTCACGCCAACTCCAGTTGCTCGTAAGGGGCCGGGATTCGGGTCACCGTGCTGCCACCCGGTGTCGTGTATCGCGCCTCGCGCCACTTCGTGGCACGGTGCCGTTCGATATGCACGAAACGATTCCCGTCCGGGGTTTCTGCCACCGCCCAGTTCTCCGACCACATCTGGGCACGGAACGTTTGACCGTCCACCGCGACCCGGACCCAATCCCCGGGTTTGAACGGCTCCGGCTTGAACAGCTTCTTGGACGGCTTCGGCGGCTTCCACATCCGAATGGGGACGTCGCTTTTCTGGATTGGACGCACTCCGCGACGCGGCCACCCGCTCACCTGTACGCGGCGCGCGTTGATCTCGTCCCGAGTGAACTCGCGGAAATGCACCCGATCGCCGTACTCAGGAACCGCCAACAAACGAATCCTGTCGTCCGTCTTCTCCACAACCTGGTACAGGTCGCGGTCCGCCGACCGGTAATTGCCACGGCGATCGCGGCCCCCGATAAACCTGAACCAAGTGCCCTTGCGGAGCACCTGCCACGGGAGTTTTTCGAGACTGACCCTCATGCCCCTCCCGCCAAGCAGTACTCACACGTGATCAGGGCCTCGCTTCTGTCCATTGTCCGTTTCCGCTCCCGTCCGCCCGGACTGTTCGCGTCCAGACATACGAAAAGGGGCCCACCCCGAAGGGCAGGCCCCTTTTCGCCGCGATCAGTAGGTCATGGTGCCGTTCTCGAAGCCGGCCTTGATCTGGTTGCGGTCCTCCGTGGTCAGCTTCATCCAGTCCTTGCGGAACTCGGACGCGTTCTCGTAGCCGAAGTACTCGCGGATCTTGTTCAGGTTCGCGGCCATGATGTGCCCCTTTCTGTTGGTGATGTTTCGTTACCGCTCCGGCCGGCGGAAGGTGTTCGCCCCAAACACGAAAAGGGGGCCCGTCACCTGGACGGGCCCCTAGCGACCTAGACCACGGCCGACAGGACCGCGTGAGCGAGAAGCGGAGGGACGGCGTTGCCGATCTGCTGGAACCGCTTGGACTGCGTCCCCTGCCAAGGGTAATCAGCGGGGAATGATTGGAGCGTGGCAGCCTCCGACAACGTCACGCGGAGGCCTGACGCCTTCGGGTCCTTCGCGAGCTCACGACTAGACATCCATTCGACCTTGTTAAGGCGCGCCCCGAAAAGGACCGTCGGGGCGGGCTCGTCAAGGTCCCGGACGGCGGAGCACGCACGGTTACCAGACCGGAATACCCAGCGCCCGGCGTCCCGCTCCCCGCACAGCGTCTTGCGCGCACCCGACCCGCCGACACACGACGTGTCCGCCCCGCCGGACCCGGTGCCTACGGCGACCGTGAGCGCGGGACGGTGCGTCATCCCCCATCCCAGCGCCTCCGCCATGGAGACCCACGGCTTGAGCGCGGGGTCTCCCTCCGCCTGCGCAACGCCCTTCCGGTACTTCCGGTGCGTCGGAGCGGGGAGCGTCGCGGTGCCGTCCCGCCGCGCAACCAGGATCGCGCGCTTGCGAGTCTGCGGAACGCCGTACTGTTCGGCCGTCAGCCGCCCCGTCGCGACGGAGTATCCCTCCGCGCGAAGGATCTCCGCGAACGTCTCCCACACGGGCAGGACGGTGGGGACCTGCTCCAGAACGATCGTCCGGTACGGCATGTCCGCATCGACCGCTTCGAGGGCCCAGCGGAGCGGCTCCAGAACAAGGCCGGTCCGCTCGTCCTCCATGCTCGCGAGATCCTCCGCGATGCTGAGACGCGCGTACATCCGCCACGCGAGCGAGTTCACGACGTCCAGCGCCTTCCGTCCCGCACCCTTGCCGGCCATGCTGAACGTCTGGCACGGAGGCGAGGCGATCAGCGTGTGCGCGTCCGGCCAGTCGAGCGGACCGTAGTCCCTTACGTCCCCTTCGACGGTCGGGAGTCCGGCCGCACGTCGCGTCTCACACGCGGAGGGGTCCCACTCGATGCCGATGACGTCCAGGCCGAGCGCGACCGCGGCGATGTCCCAGCCTCCGGGACCGGCGAACAGATCAACAGTGTCATGTCTGCGCATGCTCCGTTGCCGCTCCGGAAGCGGCTAGGTGTTCGCCCTGAACGCGAAAAGGGGCCCGCCGGCTGGCGGACCCCTCCCGGCCTGTCCTACGCGCTCACGGGCGGCCGGATGCCCGTCTCTTCCATGCAGCGGTGTAGCCACTGCCGCGAGTAACCGAGCCGCTCCGCGGCTTGCGTCTTGTTCAGTCCCTCGCGAACCATGAGCGTGACACCAGCGCGAGCGAGCGCGGCTTTGTCGCCGGGCCGGATGTCCAGGACGACCGATTCCGACTCGTCGTCCTGGACGTCGTCCGGCTCCGGCACGGTTTCCGCGTCGTCGTCTGCCGTTTCCAGCTCCGCGTCAACCGCCGGAGCCGACTCCGTCGCGGTTTCCGACGCTGGTTCCGGAACATCGGCAACCGCGTTCCCGAGCCGATGACACGCGAGCGACACACCCGGAGCGATCGCGGAGACAGCAACAGACAGAGCCACCATGTGGGCGGGAGCCTGCCCGAGTTCCAGCAGGTGAGAGACTGCCTGCGCGCCGAACATCGCCGCGAGCGCTCCGGTCACGTGCCACTTGCGCCCCGTCGCGAACGCGGCGAAACCCCAGACGTCCAGCGTCAACGGCAGCAGCGCAGCCGTAAACTCGTCCAGCCCGACCGCGAGCCCCAGTTTCCACTCCGCGACGGCTCCCATGATGAACGCAGCGATAAGCGACACCCACCGCGCGACGGTGACGATCACGTTTCCTCCTAGGTTGGCGCTGAATGGTAAGCGTAAGCGGCTCACGCACGAAGCGCAAGCCGCTTACGCACCTATCCCACGCGAAGCGACAGGTTCCGCAGCGCCTTAGCCTTGATGTTCATCACGCGCGGCCGGCTGATGCCCCACTCTTCCGCGACGTCCGCAGCCGTCCGGGCGGGGCGCTCGAAGCCGAACAGCGACCGGATGATTTCCGCGTCCCGCTCGTCCAGCGTGGCGAGCAGCTGCCGCAGGGCCTGCCGGTCCTCCGCCGTCAGGCGGTCGCGCTCCCCGTCCGGGTCCGCGATGGACTCGTGAGGCGTCATGGTGTCGTCGTCGGAGTCGTCGGACACAGGCGCGTCCAGGTAGGAGACGGAGGCGTGAACCGCGTCGAACGTCGGACCGTCCAGCCCACGGCCCGTGTCCTGCGCGACGTCCTCCCACTCCCTGCCCCGCGGGTTGCGCTCCCACCGGTCGTAACGAGCGTCCACAATCTCCCGGGCAATCACGTCGCCGGTTTCCTCCGCGATCGCTTCGAGCTCGACAGCGGACATGCACTGATAGCCCGCCCACCGACGTGCCTTGACAGCGTCATAGTCGGTCGCTGCCATCGCTGCCCAGTACCTCGCGTTGATGCTGCGCTCCGCCGGCTTCGGGTCCGCCGTGCGCACCACCTCGCGGAGCTCCTCAACGATGATGTTGTGCGCGTACGTGAAAAACGCCGCGGGCCCGTCCGGGTCAACCTTGTCCAGCGCGCGGAGGGTTCCCAACATCGCGGCCTGCTCCAAGTCGACGGACGCGGCGGAGCCGACGCCGTGGCGGCTGATCAGCTTGCGCAGTCGCTTCTCGCACCGCGCGATCAGCTCGACCTTCGCGAACTCCGCCGCGGGCCCGTCACCCTTCGCCGCGATCACCAGGTGCCGAGTGTCGCTGTCCTGCGGGGGCACGAGTCCGGCCACGCGGTACCGCTCCGCGGCGTCCGTGACGGCGCGGATGTTGTCGATACGGTCCAGGTTCGTGGCTTGCGTCGCGGTCTGCATCTGTTCTGCCTCCGGGTGCGTAAGCGGCTTACGTATGTGTGGACATGGCAGGGCCGCGGGACGAAGCGGGGATCGCCCCGCGGTCCGTTAGGTGGTCAGGGACGCGAGCGGGCTACGACTGCCACGCAGCGACAGCCGCGCGAAGCGTCTCCGTCGCGCGCTCGTATGCGGTGATCAGGTCCGTGAGCTGCGGGTGCGTGGCGCGTGTGAGCTTGTTGATCTCTCGGAGCGCGTCCGCCACCGCTTCGCGCTTCGAATCCATGACGGCCGAAACGGTCGGGTCCGAAACCCCGTTGGCGTTCAGGAGTCGCGGAGCGGTCGGACTGGCCATGGCCGCGAGCTCCTCCGCGTCCTTGACCAGCGCGTACAACGCGAGAGTGGTCTTGGCGAAGTTCTTTGCCGTTGTCGTGACGTCACTCATGGTGGCATCGCCTCCAGGTACGATTACGGAGCGCGGAGCAATTCCGGCCGCCCCTGTTTGAGTGTGACATGCGTAAGCCGCTTACGCACCATCGGACATGTGTTCCGCTGATCACCTAGGGTGAGATGTGCACGTTTCCGCTGGTCAGGCGATCGCAATCTGTAATGTGATGTGTATCACAGTGAGCCGTTCGCCTGTCCTGCGTAGTTGCGCAGATACTCTGCGGCAGCGATGAGCCGCTCCGGGTCCTCCCCGAACTGCCCTAGGCCGGCGTTGCACGAGGAGCACAGCAGCCCGCGCACGTCGCCGGACTCATGGTCATGGTCAACCACGAGCGGAACATGCTGACCACACACGCGGCAGCGCCAGCGTTGACGACGGGCGAGCGTCTCGAACTCCGCGAGCGTGATCCCGTACAGCCGACGCAGCCTCGCGTCCCGTGCTCTCCGCCGCGCGGCAGGCTGCGAACGTCTCCGACGTCCCTCCGCGGACCGGCAGTCTCGGCATGTGTGGTCCGGTCCGCGGAAGCGACCTAGGGGTTTGGTGTCTCCACACTTACGGCACGTGCGGGTGTACGGACTCATGTGGCAGCCGCCGGAGCGTCGTACAGCGGCCGGTCCGCCTTCTTCATATAGCCCGCACCCCAGGACCGGCCGTAAACCTCCGGATCACTCTCGATATTCACGCCGCGGAATGGCATCCGCATGCACTCGCCGAGTTCCTTCGCGATCTCCTCCGCCTCCGCGGCCGGAGCCGACCCGATCACTTCGTCGTGCACGACGCCGATCACATACGGCAGTAGCCCGCGCTCGCGGATGTCCAGGAGCGATTGCCCGAGGATGTCTCGCGCTGTGCTCTGGCACATGAACGCGATCGCGGTGTACGCCTTATCGCGGTTCAGTCGCAGGACACGGCCGGACGGCGTCTGTATCGTCATCCCGTTCGCGTACGCCTCGCGCGTGAGCCGCTTGGAATACCGCCTGAATTCCGGCAGGGCCCTGTCGTACTTCGCGAGCGCTTGTTTGACTTGCTCCGACGACAGCCCAGTCTGCCGCGAGAGCGTGACGACTCCGCCGGCGTACGCCTTACCGAGCGAGATCGTCTTCACGAGCTTTCGCCGCTTGTCATTCTTGAGATCGTCGTCGGAGATGTCATCCGCCGTCAGGTTGAAAACCATCCGGGTCGTCAGGCTGTGCAAGTCTTCGCCCGCGTTGATCCGCTCGCACACGCGAGAGGCTCCGGCCATTGCCGCGAGTACGCGAAGTTCCACCTGTGAAAAGTCACTCGCAATGATCAGATCACCAGGGTCCGCCACGATGCAGCGACGCACCCGCCATTCCGACGACGGAAGCTGCTGCAACGGAGGCGACGAAACGGACCATCGCGCAGTCCGAGCTCCTAGTGTGGAGATCATCGGATGCACACGGCCGGCTGCGTCGAGCTTGCCTAGCATCGCCTCCGCGTAGGATTTCGCCCACTTGCCCGCACGCTTCGACCGAAGGACAGCATCCGCGAGCGCGTTCGGCTCGCGGGCCCCGATCCGCTCCCAGTCCTTGTTAAGGTCCGCGAGCGGTAGCAGAATCTCTTTCCCCACCGCAAGCTGTCCGCTCTCCGTCGTCTCCGTGAGCGTCTCCCCCATGCCCACGAGAGCCGCGGCAACCTGTCGCGGAGAGTTCACGGAGCTCACGCCGTATTGCCTCGCGACGTCCGCGAACACTGCCGCTTCGTCCAGAAGCTCCCCGCGGAGCCGCTCCGTGTACTCGCGGTCAACCAGCATTCCGCGACGTTGAATGATCGCGCCGATCAGCGCTTGCTCGTGCTCGAACTCGGCGAGCCTCCGCGGGATGCTCAACGCGCGGCAGTGCTCCTGGAGCTTGGGCAGCAGCCGCGAGGCGTAGAGCACGTCCAGCAGCGCATACCGCAGATACACCGGATTCCGGATGTCGATATGGGCCCATCCGGTGTCCTTCTTCTGCCCGATCTTGTGGAACTCCGCGATAAGCTCGCGCTGCCCGTCCTCCGCGTTCGAGTCGACGTAGTGAGCACAAAGCGGCTTGAGCGAGAGTCCTACGCCCCCCTCTTCTTCCGGTCGCGAGTCGACAAGGTGAGCGAGAATCTTGGTATCGATCACCTTCGGGAACGTCTCTTCGATCGGCACGCCTAGGCAGTGATCGAACACCAGACCGTCATACGGGAAGTTGTGCGCGACCAACCGCGGGAGCCGGCGGAGCGCGTATCCGATCGCCTCGCGGAACTCCGGCCCGAATTCCGCGGGGATCAACCACCCTTCGGACGCGGTCCCGAACTGGACGAGCCGAAGCCGGAAAGATGGCGTAAAGATGTCCAGCCCTGTCGTCTCCGAGTCTACCGCGACTCGGTCACCCGCGGCGGCCCGCTGGTTCACCCAAGCTATGAAGTCGTGTAGCTCGTCCGGCGTCTCTGCGAACTGTCCGCGGCACATCTCCCCGCGGACGGTCGCGCGTATTTCCAACACGGCACCCTCCCGAAAGCACAAAAGGGGCCCGCCCGGAGCGCACCGAGGTACGCCCCAAGCGGGCCCGTAGGCGGCCGGTTACTCGAAGATCCGGCGGCCGGACTCCTGATCGTCTGCTCTGTTACCGCTCCCGTCCGGCGGAGTGTTCGCGGGAACTTCGGCGCGTCTCACGCCGCGCAGCACCACACCCTTCCGTCCCCTCCGGCGAATCGCTCCGCGTTCTTCCATCGCGGCATTGAACTTTCGGCCCGTCCAGCGCTCGCGCGGTTGCAGATTCTCCGCCTCACACCAGTCCAGGTATGCCGAGAACGCGTCGGCTCCGAGCATGGCATCCGACTCGTCACCCGTGACCACGAGCACATCAGGTAGGAAACCGGCCAATGGGTCGGACATCTCTCGGTACTCTCGCGTAGCCTCGCGGATCACGTCCGGGTCCTGGAGCCCGTGGGCGTACCACTCCATCGCCCCGCGGACTGCCCACGCGATGATGCCGGGAGCCTCGCGGCGGAGAGTCTCCGTCAGTCCGTGGTCCCGTTCCTCCGGCTTGAAGTAGCGCGAGAACTGCACGAGCTTGACGCGACGCCATAGCCCTTCGTCTTGCCCCTTGAATCGCGGCTTGTGGTTTGTCGCCAACATCAGCAGGAACGCAGGCCTGTACTCGAAGAATTCCTTGCGAAGGAACCGCGCGGTGATCATGTCCGCGCCCGTCACGCGCTTAAGGACTGCCTCCGCCATGGCCTTGCCCGATTCGCCCTCGCTCGCCATGACGAGTCTCGCCCCTCGGAGCGCAGCCAAATCGTTCGGAATTCCGCCGCTCTGCTTCTCTTCGAACGTGGCGAACGGCGTGGTCGCGGAGATCTCCCGGAAGACGTGCGTGAGCGTGTCCGTCAGTACACTTTTTCCGTTCGCGCCTTTCCCCCACAACACCGCGAAGCACTGTTCCGACGTGTCGCCTGTGATGCCGTAGCCGACCAGCCGGCGCATGTAGTCCGCGAGCTCCGGGTGTTCCGGGAATATTTCCGTCAGGAATTGCTCCCACCGCGGGCATGTCGCGGACGGGTCGTAGTCCGCGTCGACGTACCGCGTGATCATGTCCGCGGGATCGTGCGGCCGTAGGGTGCCGGTCCGAAGGTCAATCGTACCGTTCCGGAAGCTCAGCAGCTCCGGGCGGTTGTCGAAGTCGTGAACGTTCGCGGCAACCGCGGGAACCGCGCGGAGCTCGCTCATCAGCGCATCGATCCGAGCCGTGTTGCCGAATCCTTTCGCGTCCATCGTCCTGCCCGCGAGCATGAGCGCAGCCCCCATGCGGTGTACCTCTTGCCGCACGCGGGTTTCTGACAGCTCCCAGCGTCGCCCCGTCCAGACGTAATAGCCGAGTCCGGGCGCGTGCTTGATCCGCCCGGCAGTGAACGCGACCAAAGCATGAGCTCGCATGGCGTCCGTGTCGCCGTACCTCTCGGCGAACTTCGCGAGCAGTTCCGCGGCATGCTCGCCGTCCTCACGAGACACGGAATCCGTTCCTGTCCTGCGGTCCAACACGCGGCCCTGAATCACTCTCTCAGCCTCTTTCGAAGGCTCGATAGGGGTAGCGGCCCGGACCGCAGCGTGAAACGCGGCAGCGAACGTTTCAGGGCCGCGCGCACGCCAATCCGTGACGTCGTCCCCTGCGTGCGGAATCGTGAGCCGGTACGCCGTGATACCGCGCGAGCGGAGCGCATCCCCCAGGAGCCGAATAAACGTCTCTCCGGCCGTGTCGTTGTCGCCAGCGATCACCACGTGATGCCCGCGGAGCCCCTCCGCGAGCTCTGCCGCGAGCGTCGGGCTGGCAGCGATCGCGGCTCCGCGGACCACAACGGCGTCATAGCCCGTACCGGCGACCGTGAGTCCGTCGCTGGGCCCTTCCGTGATGATGTACGTCCCGTACTCGCCGGCTCCGCGGAGGATGCCGTACTTCGCCCACGCCTGCCCGTCCGGGTTGGCCAAGGACACCCAGCGGGCCGGACACTCCCCGCCGATGTCGCGCCCCTGCGCACCGCGCGCGACGTTGTCGAAGCCAACGAGCGGAACGACAATCCGCGGGTGACTGCGGAAGAGCCGGGTCACGTACGGAAAGTGCGGAATGTGTTCCGTGCCTCGTGCTGACAGCCCGATGCCGAGCGTCTTGGCTGCGTCAACGTCCAGCCCGAACCGGTCCGCGAGGTATCGCGCCGCGTCGCCGGCCAACTCCCCGTACCTCGGGAGCTCCCACCGCGCGGCGCACGAGTCGAGCCACACGCGCAGCCCAGCGACTTCCGCCGGACCGACAGGGGATGCCGGAGCGGCGGAAGTCGTTCGGACTCCGCGGCCCGGAGTCCAGCCGAACAGGTCACGCTCTTCCATGTCCAGCGTGCGGAGGACGTCATCCCGGGCACAACCCGCACGACAGTAAACGAGCAGCCGCCCGTCATCTTTGAGCGTGAGCAGCAGCGACGGATGCCTGTCGTCATGCGCAGGACACGGAACGAGGTAGCCCGCGGGATCGTCGTGTACCTCCGGGAACCTGGCGAGCCACTGTCCAAAGTCCACGATCACCCCTCACGGTCGATGTACCTACACCGCCGTTACCGCTCCGGGGAGGCGGGAGTGTTCGCGCACTTTTCGCGGAGTTCCCCAAGCACCGCGGCGAACGTGGCAAGCGACAGCACGACGTAGCCGGAGGCCACACCCTTGCCGCGCCGCTTGACCACCGCAGCGCCGTAGGGCAAGCCCGCGTTCTTCGCCTCGCGCTCCGCCTGGTCAACGTAGGACGCGAGCGTGATCGTCTTTTCGTTCTTCGCTTCCAGGGCGAACGGAGCGGCGTGAATGTCTCCGATGTCGTGGCGTCCCATCTGGACCTGTCGACGGACGTCGTCCGCGGTACCGTCGCAACACTCCAGGGCAGTACGGAGGTACGTCACGACGGCCGACTCCCACGCGGTCCCGCGCGCCTTGTTGGGGTTGCTCACGACGTCTCCTCTCCGCCCATGTGCACATCCGCGCCTCGCGTGAACGCGATCATGAGTGCGTTGCCCATGGCTGCCCAATCGGTACGCTCCGTCGCACGCCTGTCGATGTACACGGAGTCACCCGGGCCGGCGTCCGCGACCATGCCGGGGGTGAGTGGGGATGTCCTGGTGATCAGATAGGTCCGTGCCATGCTGCGCTCCTGGTGATCAGTGTCCGGACACGCAAAGGGCCCGGTCCCCCGCCGAAGCGGGAGCCGGGCCCTTTGTGATGTAGGGGGTCAGTACGCGATGCTGTTCCGGCCGTTCACCATGCCGATAGTCTCCGCGCCCACGTACTCCCCGAGAGCGTCGTACGTCTGCGCCGCGATCTCGCGGCAGAACGCCGCGACGTCCTCCGGCTGGTCAGACCAGCACGGGAAGTCAATCACTCCCGCGAGCATGCGCAGCTGGGACTCCGTCATGGTGATGGTGAACGACCGCTCGTGCGGCTCCGTCTCCGTGATCTTCACTCGCCCCGTGACCCCTTTGTCTAGAGATGCCGCCATGACGTGCCGTCCACGATGTGCCGCGCGGTACGCTCCGCCACATCGAAGGCGCGGGCAAGATCGCGGAGGTTGGCCCCCGCCGCAGCCGCGATCCTGATCGCCCTGACCTTGTCCGCCGTCAGCCGGGCTGCGCTGTTGCGCTCGCCCACGGACGGCGGAAGCTCCGTAGTCGTCCGCCGAGATGATGGTATTCCACGGTTTGCCATGATTAAAACCTGGACTTCCTTGAAGGTGACCTTGTAAACCGCTTGGGTGGCTTGTGCGTCTACGTCCGTATCGTCGGTTACTCCGCGGCCGGACCGTGAACGGTCACGACGGGCTTCTTGTAGCTCACGTGGGTGCCCCTGCGCGGGCCCCTCTTGATGTCGAACTCGACATCGACCAGCGCCAGCGTGCATCGCGCCGGCTCGTCCACGTCTTCGAGCGCGTTCTCGATCTCGTGCAGTACGCGGACGAGATCCCACGAGCCAGAGCGGAATTCGAACTGGCCGAGCTCGGGAGCGTCGAACAGCCGAAACTTGATTCGGGTATCCGGCTTCGGTCCGTGCCCGGCCTTCGCCGCTTCCTTCCGCTCGCGGAGGAGCTCCGGGCAGCCACACGGCTTACCGCGTCGGTCGTCGTCCAAAAATTCGACGCCGTCGCAGTGGTGGACGATCTTCCCGCCCATCCCCCACAGCTTGAGATCGGATTCGATCGCGGACGGACCGTCGATGATGATGGAGATCTCGGAGTGGTCCGTGAGCACCTGGAGATACTCCTCGGACTCCGTGTCCCACTCCTCCGGCTCCCCGCCGAACATTTCCGCGATCTTCGCGGCCACGTCCGGGTCGCCCGTGGTCACGCGCCACTCGTCCAGCGACACGGGGCGCTTCCCGTCCGTCATGCCGGAGCGGAAGCGGCCGACAATGTCGGAGGTGAACTTGCGAGGCTTGGCCTCCGGGTCGGTCTCGAAAATGCGCAGCCTGGACACGTCTGCATCTCCCCTGACAGGTAGGCGGACAGGGCCGGACATACGAGGGAGCCGCACCCGTGATGGATGCGGCTCCCTCGGCCCCTGCTCTGTTACCGCTCCGGAGAAGCGGGAGTGTTCGCGCTAGTTTTCGACGGCGTAGAACACCGCAGCAAGCACACCCGTAGCGCCTAGGAATCCCAGCGGGCCCGCCAGAAACCACCAGGCGGGATGTTCCACCGCGTAATTCGCGAGCACAAACCAGCCCCACACCGCGGCCACAATCGCCGAGAGTGTGCCGACCACCGCGCAGACTTGGGACCAGATCTTGAAAAACTCCCGCATTACCGCCCCCTTCGCTGCGTGCCCGTCACCAGCCGGCCGCCGGACTCCACAGCCTTGCCGAGCACGTCGCCGGATAGGCTGCGGTCCCAATCGAAAACGCGGCGAAGCGCTAGGAAGACGTCGAAGACGCGCTCCGAGATATCCACGGGCTTGAGCTCCCAGCGGTCCGGCGTGATGTGCAGGACCGCGCCGGCATCGATCGTCGGCATCGTGCGCGTCTCGCCGTCCGCGGTCACGATGTAGTCAGCGTGCGCGTACGCGGCAAGTTGCAGGGCGACGTCTGGATAACTTTCCTTGGACGTCTTCCAGTCGCAGATGACGGTCTCGTGGTCGATGCGCAGGATCGCGTCCGAGCTCCCCGCGTAGTCGTGAGTGTCCGACCACATCACGTCCTCCGCACTCACGAGCTCCGGCTGTACGCGGTCTAGGAACTCCGCGAAATGCGAGCGATACGGCTCCAGGTCGGGACCGACGCGGCGGACCTGCTCACCGCGGATCATGCGCTCGAACATGTCGTGTGCCTCGCTGCCCACCGCTGCGCGGGCCCGCGTGTACCTCGTGTGCGCACCTTTGAGGTAGTCGACGGCTCCGTCTCGGTCCCGCTCCGCGATCGCGGCAACGGCGTCCAGGTTGTCAACCGCGGCTTCCGCCGTCATCTTCGCTGCCCAGTAGACGAGAAAGCTTTTGGGCAGCATGCCAACAATGCTGGTCACGCCCGGAGCCTTGTGTCCATCCTGCGGCCGGATATAGAAGCGCGAGCCCCCGCGCCTGATCGTGCGTACCTTGCCCACGGCAACCCCTTCGGTAGGGACTATGTCCCTCCGTTACCGCTCCCGACGCGGCAAGGTGTTCGCGGGAATCCAGCCGCTCCCGCCGCTCCGCCCGTGTGACGAAGTGACGGAATGAACCGTAGTTCTGTATTCCTTAAGAGATCTCTATAGGAAAACAGAATTGCACTTCATTCCGTCACTTCGTCACACCCCAGACAGCAGAGGGCCCCCGGAGGGGGTCCGAGGGCTCTGCCGCGAGTGGCCGCGGGTGTGGCTATGCCTCCGCGAGGACGCGGAGCAGTGCGTCGGCTCGTGCCTGGATCGCCTGTAGGTCTTCCAAGATGTCCGCGCGCTCCGTCGCGGAGAGGATCGCGGCAGTGGTGGGCAGTGGCGGTAGCTCTATGGCTCGGCGTGCGTAGTGGGTGGCATCCAGCAGTTGCTCAGCAGGGTCGTTCCGCAGCTTCAACGCCGGCAACCGCGTGCGTCGTCCTCTCTCGCTCCCGCTCTGGCGACGTTCGTTCACGCTGAGAGGGTTCATGCCGTAGTGATCAAAGTCATCATCCGTCATGCCGAGCTCGTCTCGCATGTACTCGCGCAGGACGGTGGACAGACGCATGCGCACGGCGGCAGACAGTCTGTCCCGCTGTACCCTGTCCAGACCAGCACGGTCGTAGATCGATGTCACAGCCTCGCGGTACTCCCAGGACTTGCCGCGCATGTCCGGGCGGCCGTCCGTGTCTCGGTAGAGGGTGCGCAGCCGTGTGAGGATCTCCGCTATGCGCAGGGTGACGTCGCCCCTGTCACCGCAGGCCCATCGCTGCGCGAGCTCGACAGCTTCGTCTACTAGTGGCGCTGCTGTGCACTCGGAGCGGGATCTTCGCTCGGAGGCTCCGGCCGCGTCGTCGTGGCGGTCATCGGAAGACATGAGTGGTCTGCCTCTCAGTGTGGGGAAGGTGTGAGTGCATGTACCAACTTAGCCCGCCCTGCATCGTTGGACAGTCACCCGCGGAGACAGACGTATGTTAGCCGCTCACGGATATCCAAGACGACAGGGAGTCCGTAAGCGGCCTTACGAGCCTTCTGCTACCCTAGGGTAACGCTGTGCAATGGTAAACACACAAAAAAGGGGCCCGAGCTGTCGCCCGGACCCCTGGAATCCTGCGTCACGCGATACCGTCGCGTATCCACGTCAGTTGTTCGTACAGATGAGCGGGAGTCGCGTCGTTGACCACCGCCACGTCTGCATCCCTCCGCGTCAGCTCTGCTTCGCTCGCGTGCTGTCCGTCCGTCACGCCTGGACGATCGATCCAGACCGCGACGAAGCCGCGGAGTTTCAGCGTCACGAGCTCGTTGCCGAACCGCACATCCGTCACGACCACAGGCCGGCCCGCACGGTGCGCTTCGGCGATCTTCCGCGTCGCAAGATCGATCCACGTGTTCGGGCCGATGATGTCGCGGACGCCTTCTTTACCGAGCGCTTGCAGGAAGCGGCGGACCTCCGGGTAATTGCGCTTCGCGACGTCCCACCCGTCGCGGTTGACGATCGCGGATAGCCTGATGTTGCCCCATGCGTCCGCGATCTCCGCATTTTCTACGAATTCGTTCGTGATGACAGGGTCCACCGCGAGCGCCATCTCTTTGAGCGGATCGGCGAACGCGACGCGCACGTACCCGTCACGCTTGACGAGTTCCGCCGCGGCAGTGTCCTTGCCGGCCCCCGCGCGGCCCATGAGTGCAATGGATCGCATCATCAGACCTCCGACGCAGCGAGATCGGTCAGCCGAGCCGCCGCGAGCGTTGCCGCGATCTCGCGGGCGTAGCGCCCGGGGAGCGGCACAGCGGTTGGTGTGCGTCGGTCCGTGGTGTCCACGCGGACGACTTCGAAGAGCTGCGTGTTGCCGTCCGTGTCCCGCAACGGCCGGACGTAATAAGCGATCTTCGCCATGTGCGCCTCCGGAGGGTATGGGGATCTGCTCCCGTTACCGCTCCGGAGGCGTGCGGGTGTTCGCCTACTTGCGCCGCTTCGGAGAGACGTACGCCACCAGCGCAGCGAGCGCAGCAGTCGTCGCCGCGGTGACGAGATCGCCGGAGTCGACGTTCGTTGCACCGTTCAGCACATCCCAGACCGCGGGGACAACGGCGACGACCACCGCGGCTACGGCACCTTGGGCAGCCGTGCGCAGCGCGCGAACCAGCCGGTCACGCGACGCGGAGGAGACGCGTCCGTCGTCTGCCCAGTCGTCCGCGACGTCCAGCCACGCGGAGTAGAGCCCCGACAGGTCCGGCTCCGGAGCGACGCCGGAAGGCAGCGCGTCAGGACGCGTCAGGTTCGGGTCGTCCGGTCGCGAGTGCTTACCCATGACACGCCCCTCACGTGATCGGAGCCGTCCAGGACGCGGCCCACGTCTTCGGGCCGACGACGCCGTCAACTTCGAGCCTCTTCTCTCGCTGGAAACTCCGGCAGACCCCGGCCGATGCGGGACCGTAAACGCCGTCAACGGTGATCTTCCAGCCGCGATCGCGCATGCGCGACTGCCACGTGCGGACGTCACTGCCGGACATGAGCGGCGGGTACTTGAGATACCGGCCCGGCCACTTCGGAGCCTTTGTGCCCGGCTTGGGAGTTGATGGGTTGCTCGGAGCGGGAGCGTCCGTCAGACCACCAGGGTAGCCGTAGCCGTAAATCCGACTTTCCGTCCGGCGAATCCGCTTCCTGTAAACTCCGTCGCCGTTGTAGTACCTGCCGTTAAGCTCCCCGCTGGTGTTTCCGCCAATGGTCGTGATGTGTGTCGAGTCGACGGAAACCACGATCTCAGTGTGCGTCCCACCGCCCGGACCGTAAAAGACCTGCGCGCCCTTACGCGGGGTCGAGCCCCACCGCTTGCGGGACTTGTACCATGACACCGCGGTAAGGCAGCCGGCAGTACGCGGGAAGTCCTTGCCTGCGTCAAGCCCTGCCTTGTCGTACGCCCACGACGCGAAGGCCGCGCACCACGGGTAGCCGTAGCCGTCGTGTGGGTAGCCGGGAATCCGACCAAGCCACCTGTTGTACTTCGTGAGATTCTGCCCGGACTCCCGATAGCCGATCTCGGCAGTCAGGATGTCGATGAGCTTTCCGGTAGTTGCCACGCGGGCCCCTTTCCGTTTACGGCTTTCCAGTGGTCCGGCTGAACGTCACCACGATTGACGCGACTGCGGAAATGATGCCCATCACCGCGGAAAGTGGGATTCCATACCGCCACCGCTCCAGGCTCCGAATCCGTACCTCGTGGTCGGCCTGTTCCTCGCGGGTGTCACCCAGTAGCGCGCGGAGTTCCGAGAGCTCCTTGTAAACCAGCAACAGCCGGTCATTCATGGTGACAAGCTGTTCGTACATCCGGTTGTTGAACTCGTCCGGCGACATCAGAACGCAGCCTCCGCCCGGATATAAGAGCCGGCACGTACAATGGTCGCGACAGTCCCCGATGTAACTTGCGCCCACTGCCATTGAAATGTGGAGTCGCCTGATGTTCGAATCATCCCGCGGTAAGCAACTGCTAGTATCGCCGTGTTGCTTCCTGCTGTGGCTCCGGCCGCGTTGAACGATGACGAGCTCCGAGCGTAGTTTGTGCTGCCAGACGATCCAGTCTGCCCAACGGGCGGATAGTAGACCTGTAGACCGCCGTCAAACGTGTGGCTGGACGACATCTGCAAATCACAGTTGGCGTCCGCAGAGTAGAAGATCACGCCGGACAGCTCATACCGCACGCCACCGCGCAAGGGCACGGAGAGTTGCGCGTCTGGGGTCGCGAAAGTGGTCTGTGCTCTGGATTCGTCGGCCGTCTTGTAGACAAACGTCGGCTGACTTTCGCGCAGCAAGCCCGCGGTAAGGCGCTGGCCGGCGTAGAAAACGGGATACGGCAATGTTCCTCCTAGAGCCCTACTGTCATCGGACGCGCGAGTCGGACATCTGTCCCCTGCGGGTGCGCCCGCGCGGCCCCGTTGATGCCGCGAATCACGGTTAGGCGCTGCGGGTTGTGGAGAATGACTTCGCCCCACTCCCCTACGAACGGCAGAGCGTTCGTGTTGGCCGGAGGAACGTAGGTCTTAACGCCTACTTGCCCTGTCGCGTAGCGCGTGTCAAAGGCGGTCAGATGCCACCCGGGAGGCTCCGTCGTTCCGTCCGCCCAGACCTTGCCGCGAAGCTGTCCCGGTTGGACGCTCAGCCGTGCGCGAATCCAGGCATTCGCGGTGACCGTGAGCCCTGGAAACGTGATGAACGGCGTCAATGGAATGAAGTCCGGGAAGCCCGTTTCGAGCACGGCACCAATGGTGCCGTTAGGGTTCAGACTGATGCGCATTGCGTACCATCTGAACTCTGCCAGGTTGAAATGCGTCTCCAGGTAGAAATGCGCGGAGCCGCCGGTAATCGGTGCAACGACGGTCCGGAAGGTGGCCTCCAAGTCGAGTCCCGCGGCGAACTGCCCGAGAAGCGACGTGCGGTCACTCCCCCGGGCGGTGACGCTATGCCGGCCGATGCCCCCCGCGGTCGAGTAGTCCGCGGGGACGCCTCCCAGGGTCGTCCAGACCAGCCCCTCCGGCGACGTCCCCCAACCGTTGGAGCTCGTGCGGTCGAAGGTGTCGTAGGTCCCCTTCGTCGCGGACGTGGCACGGACGATCTCCCCGCCGCGCGTCCAGTCAAGCACCAGATCGAACGGGTACTCCGCGGGGTCCTCCGTCCACGGCGGTCCGGCCGCAGCGGAGGTCACGAGCGTCGTATCCGTCTCCGACAGCGGAGCCGCGAGCCCCCCGCCGTCCGTGTCCAGCCGGCCGAGCACAGGGTCGTCTAGTGTGCCGATCTGGTATGGACCTTGCGGGACCGCGTTGAACTGGAGCTCCCAGCGGTACGGCGCGATCGTCTCCGTGTAGCCGAGCGCCATAAGGTCAACGTCGCCGGGCGGGAGCCACTCCGGCATGTCGGTTAGTCGGACGTGCGCACCGCTGTCCACCGCGGTAACCGCAGGGATTAGATCTTTATGCTTGTGGAGCATCACGCCCACGGTCGGATATCGCGCCTCGTCCCACGTCCCGACGAAAGTCCGCCAACCCGCCTGGTCTAGCGTCTGAAAGTCGTCCGCCAAATTGAGCGTCGTCTCTTCCGCGTACACCCCGACGCCGTTCGGCGGAGGCTGGATAGACAGCGGCCCGTCGTACTTCACCATGCGCGTAGACGAGCCGCCCTCGCGGATCACCGTGTTATCGTTGCGGATGCTTTCGTCGTCGTCCACGGGCTCCAGGGGCGACATGGTCTGTTCGTACGTGAGCGTCAGCGCAGGCTCGGACCCGTACAGCGCGGAGCGCGCTACATATCTCAGCCCCACCGCGTCGCGCTGCTCACCCAGAATCCCGCCATCCGCGGCCTCTGCCTCGCGGAGCAGGTCCACGATCGTATGCGGCCTCTGTGGTCCCATGGGCTCAGACGACGCTCCGTCGCCAGTAACGACGACAGGGATGTTTTCCTCGGTACACAGCCGCGTGATGCGCTCTACAGCCGTCTCCCCCGCGAAACCGCGACCGGCGGCGCGCACGGTGGTGCTCAGGACGTCGCTGCGACGCGGCTGGGGCCCAACGATCACATGAGAAACGGACCCTGTGTAGTTAGTGTCATCTGCCAAGTCCCCCGCTACGGCAATCCCTGTAATTGCCTTCATCGATACATTCGACGGCGCTATGATCTCGCTGCCTACATTACCAATCCCGCTGTTTTCCATGAAAACAGTGAAATGGAGTCGTTCGGGACCGTTGACGCTGGGTTCTGCTATAATGACCACACGTGACGGTCCGATACCAGGCACGATTTCAGGATCGATAGCGGGAGCCGACGCGTCGATTAGCTGGCCTTGAGCATCCCAAGTTTCGACAACCCAGTTAGCGCGATACGTCGCGTGATACCTGACGCGGAACGACCAGGAGTCAATTACGTCACTCCCTGGGGTGTACCAGCGCACTAGCGGAGTTGACTCACCGACGCCTAGGTCGCTGGGGACGTCCAGCCAAAACGCGACAAACCAGCTTGAAGTACTGCCGCTTACAGGTCCGTACAGCCGCCCGCCGCGCCCAACGGACACGCTCCCGCCTACACCGTTAGCAGGTTCGCCCGTGAAAGTGACGTCTCCCGTCGCCTGCATCGGGGACCCGAGCGAGTAGCACGATGCCGCCTGCCGGGAGCCGGGAGAGTCCTCTAGAGGCCAGTACGCGGGGAACGGCTCAATGTCGGACAGCGTCCGAAACAACGCCGACTTTAGCGGACGCGCTCCCTGCTGTAGCCGACGCAGAATGCCGGACGCTTCAATGGGCACATAGAGATCCGTTCCGGAGACGTCCCACCGCGGAGGCCAGGACGAGACCTCGCCCACGAAGCGGACGCTGTCCCCAACCAGCACGCGGAGCGGCGTGTTCCGGCCGATCTTCCCGTAGTACGGGGAGCGTGTGTTACGCGGGGAGTACTTCCCGTTCGTGTTGTTCAGAGTGAGCGTGCACGTCCCGCGGTCCGTGTGCTGAGCGGCTTCCGCTCGACCGCGCGTGATCACAATGTCGTCCCTGGTGAGCACGTCGCTTGTGATGTCCAGCCACGCGCCGTCAACCATAAGTTCTACGCGCTCACCAGGAAAGACCATCACGTACCCCTTTGTCCAAGAACGACTTGCACGTTCCCGCCGCGAGTCTTAATCGCGCGGCGGAGGACTTCGACTAGCAGATCGTCTAGGCGGGTACCGCCCGAACGGATCTCGATAACCGCAGCTCCGCCGGAGCCTCCGGCCGCACTCACGCCGGACGCGGAGGCGTACGTGCCGCTCGCGTTGACGGACGCCGCGGCAGCCATGCCGGACGCAGCACCCGCAACTGCGCTCGTTCCCGAGAGCATCCCGCCAGCGACCATTTCCGCAATCTTCGCGCCCGCGATGTCCGGGGAGCCGGAGCCGGATAGCGGCCCTTCCTTTGCGGGAGAGAACGGCAAGAACCTGCGGATCTTTCCCGCGATGTCACCCATCGCGGACCCGAGACGGCCGACCATGGACTTAATGCCGTTGATCAAACCCTGAACAACGTTCCGGCCGGCGTTGTAGAGCAGCCTGCCCAGATTGCCTAGCGCGCTGCGGATGCGACCAGGCAGCCCGCGGACCGTCGACACCACGCGAGAAATGCCGCTCGACACAGACGACCGAAGCGACGACATCGCCCGCGAGGCGAGCGACTTCACTGTGTTCCAGCCGGACGACCAGGCATTCTTTACGCCGTTGATCCCGGACGAGAACAGGCTCTTGACGCCGTTGATCCCGCCGCGGACGAGTGCCTTTATCCCGTCCCAGGCAGCCTTTCCGAGCGCCTTCATGCCGTCCCAGGCTCGCGACCAGATACCACGGAGGGCACCGAGCGCGAGCTTGAAAACGGCGGTTATCATGTTCAACGCTTGGTTCAGGACCGCGAGGATGATTTGCCACGCGCCGGAAAGTACCTGCTTGATACCTTCCCAAGCCTTCGACCAATCGCCCGTCAGAATGCCCGTGAAGATCTTGAAGATGCCCGTGATGATGTCGATAGCGCCAGAGACGATCTTTAGGATGTTCCGGAAGGCGCTCGCGACCACGGGCCCCAAAACACCAACGAGCCACGAAACGACAGGGCTGACGGCGGCGATGAACTCGCCAAAGGCGGGAATGAGTTGTGTCTTTACCTTCGTCCAGATCTCTTGCAGGACAGGGAGAACAGCCGCCTTGATCTTGTCGAACGCTGCGGACAACGCGGGCAGTACTTCGCGGGCCGCGGTGCGCAGATTCTCCACGAAGCCGCCCGCTATAGGCGACGAGAACGCGCCCTTGATCCGCTCGTATACTGCCTTCGCCTGGTCGAAGTGGCGAATGATCAGCCCGACCGCGGCAATAACCGCGGTGACCGGTCCGCCGAACACGATCGCCAGCACAGACACCGCGTCGGCTACATAGCCGAATTCCTTCGTGTAGAGCTTGTATGCGGCAACGAGCTTGCCGATCCAGTCCGCGGCAGTACTGACGACGGTCTTGATCGTCTTGAAAGTGCTCGCGAGCTTGTCTAGTCCACCCTGGACACTTTCTGCCGTGATGCCCCGCAGCTTGTCGGCCACGATGCCAAGGACGCGGCTAAGGCCACGCTCCCCCGCCGCGGCGGACACACCCATGATTCGGCCGAGCATCGCCACGAATTCGATCGCGACTTCGCTGACTTGGGGTGCGAGGCGTCCCAAGGATTCGCCGATAGGGTCGAGAATCCCCCGGATAGCGCGCAGCCCGTTCGCGGACTTCGCCCACCAAAGGAAGTTGCGCATTGCGACGTTGGCAGCCTGCCCAACGCGGATAAAGAACTTCTCGACTGTGGGATACGCCGCGCGTCGAAGCGCCTTAGAAAGCGGCTCTATGCCGCGGGCAGCCGCACGGCTTCCCGCCTCGCCCGCCTTGTCGATAGCGTCCGCGAGCGGCTGGAGCGCAGCGCGGGCCGCGGAGCCTTCCGCGAAGATCCTCATCAACGCGAACGCAGTGACCTTGCCGGCCACACCGAGCGCCAGCAGTGCAGGGCCCGCGGCGATCGCTGCCTTGCCCACCGCCAACAGTTCGGGGATCGCAGCACCCAGCAAGGGCAACAGTGCCGTTGTCGCAGAGACAACCGCGCCTATCGGTGCCGCCGCGGAGCCGAACGCGCCAGCCATGCGGCCGGCCGCCATGGTGGCTCTGCCCATGAACGCAAGGACTCGTCCGCCAGCATTCGAGAAGCCGTCGCCGAACGCACGGCCGGAGCGCTCGCCACTCTCGGCAAGACGCTGCCCTAGTCGCTCCCCTACGGTGCGGAGCCGGTCAAACTGCCGGCTTGCCCGATCAATGCCGCGGCTTACCCTGCTCTCGTCAACGCCAACGCGAACGAGCAGGTTGGAGATAACGGCCACGCGCACCCCCTTCGTGCGTGCTCAGTCAGAAAGCGTGCGCGTGTCCGTCCCCCCGAACATCGCGTTAAGCTGTTCCACAATCGCAAGCTGTTCCTGCCACGTCTGCGGACGCCGATCCCACTCGGGGATGAAGTCCTTAGGCGTCGCGCGCTTCGTGCCCCTGCCGCGATTCGCATTCGCGACAGTGCTTGCCACGATGGCCGCCTGGACGTCCCCGCGGGCATCGCCGATCGGGCCGGCAACGCGTTCGTATGCCATCCATTCCGCGAGCTCCCAGGAAGTCATGCGCTCCAGGAGCTCGCGGACGCTACAGCCCAGAGCGAGCGCTAGGCGGAAGTAGAACTGTCGCTCCGGGCGGAGTCGAAAACCTCGGCCAGCGCTTCGACGTCGTCATCGTCGGTCGCGGAGATCTCCATGATCGCGTCGCGAATGCGGAACACAGCCCGCGGACGGCTAGCCATCAGCCGCCTGACGTCGGCGGTGGTCAGCATCGGACGGTCGTGCTCGTCCACCAGGCACGCCGCGATCATCTGCGCAGTGACGTTGTCAAGCGTCTTCGCATCTCCCCCTGCGCGCATGCTCACGGCCGCGGCTTCGATACGGTTGCGGACGGTCCCCGACATCTCGCGGACGCGGACGAAGCCCCCGAGCTCGGGAACGTGAACGTCCTTAGTCTGGACGTCCGGCCGCTCCGCCGCGGCCAGTAGAGCGTCCTTGTTCAGCAGATCAGACACGTGTAGTCCTCATTAGGTGATGTTAGGGGGTGGCCCCGATAACGGGCTTGCCGGAGACCTTGAAAGTCAAGGAAGCCGCGAGCTTGTCATCTACGGGAGCCTCCGCACTAAAGCCCGTGAGAATCGCCGTGAACGTCCAAGTGGTCGCAGCAGGGTCCGGGAACGTCAGCTTGTAGTTACGGGGATCGTCGTCCTCAAAGTCGGCAATGAGGGTGTCGTGCTTGCTGGGGTCGTAGTTGACTTCGAGACTGACCTCGCCCGCGTCCTTAAGGCCACCCTTGAATTCCTGCCAGCCGTCCGGCGAACCGTGATCGGTAACGTCGATGGTGCTCCGCTCCATGCCCGGACCGGAGATGGTCGTTACATGGGCAATCGGAGTAAACGTCTCCGTTGCCTGCCCGTCCCCGCGGCTAAGGGTCGTGCCAAAGGCGTTGATACCTGCCACGCTCTCACTCCTCGTGCTCAGTCAAAACGCGGAACCGCAGGACGCCGTGTCTCAGTGCCGGCCGGTCCGGGTCGTCCAACGTCTGTCCGAATTCGTATTTGGTCACCACGTGGTGATGTCCCGCGATGGTGAGCGGTTGATGGTCCAGCAGAGAGACCACGCGGCCCGCAATATCCGTCGTCTCGGCGAAGCCGCGGTACTCCGACCAGACGTGAATGATCAAAACCGTCTGCCGGCCGAATGCGCCGTGTGTGTTGTCCGGCGTTTCGAGCGCTTCGCCGATGCGCACGTAGGGATACGCCGTCCCCTCCGGGACGTCGTCGTAAACACCGGTCACGGACTCCATGAGTTCGGTGTCCGCGGTGAGCGCTGCGTACACCGCGCGCTGTACGGGCCCGAGAGGAGTCGTCATCCTTCGAGCTCCCGCCGGATCTCCTCGCCTACCCGCCGCGGGAAGCGGACGCGTTCAGCCTCCGCAGCCCGCGTCAGGACAGGGTCCGCGGTGATCTTCTCGGTACCGAACTCGTTGAACCGCATGTAGTACAGGTCGGGGTCGAACCATCCGACGTCCGCGGACAGTCCGGTGGTCCCGACGTGCCGGACGCGGATAGTGTTCCGGGCGCGGCCCGTGTTGACGCGGACCGTCCGCTCTACCTCTTCGCGGATAGCCTCCGCACCTTCGTCCACCGCTTCCCGCGCTGCGTCCGCGACTTCCTCCGGAACTTCGGCCAGGCGACGCCGGAGCTCCGCGAGCCCGTCGACGGTGACCGTCTGCCGGCTGCGTCGAACCATCACGCCCCCTCCTGTTCGATCAGTTGGCAGACCGCCTTGCGATACACGGAGCGAGACGGCCGGATAACTGCCAGAACGCGAAGATTCTGACCGCCTCCCCGGAGCTCGTCCCCGCGGCGAATGTCCGCGGAGGGGAGCACGTACACGCTGTGTGTGTGCCGCGCTCCCCACTGCCCGCCGGACTCGCGTTCCTGCGCGGACGGCTGACTGACCATCGCGCGGACGCTGCTCGCGGGGACGAGCTGTGTCGTCCGGCCGCCGGAGCCGTCTGATGCGGTCGATGGGCGGAAGACGTCAAGGCTGCGGTTCAGAAACCCCTCTATCACCGCTCCCCCTCCGCGTCTTCCGCGCCGGCTCCTGGACGCGCTCCCAGCGGTCCGACTGCTCGTAGGGACGGAGCGGAGCCGACATGCGGACCGCGTCCCCCGTGTCCTTGTTCCGGTAGGTCACCATCACGACGTCCTCTCGTACGCGGAAGGGGTCGCCACGGAGTACGCCCCGTCAGCGACTCCCGCAGCCTGCCGAATAAGCGCGAGCTCGCTATCAGTGAGCAGCCCTCCGGCGTCGCGTCGCGTGTACGCGAAGTCGCCCATCTGTGCCCATGTGTATTCGTCCGGGTTCTGATAAATCCTCTTCGCCAGACGCAGCACAACCACGACCACTACGGGCGGTGCCGGAGTCGCGCCCTCCGCGTCCGTCCAGGACGAACGCCCCGCGGTAAGCACGAGCTCGGAGGCATCGTTCAGCGCTGCTTGCGCACGCGCCAACTCCTCCCCTGCGAGCGAGCCCACGGGCACGCCTAGCCGCGTCTCAAGTTCCGCGACGGTTGCCAGTGCCATGGGCCCGCTCCCTACTTCTGCGTTGCTCGCGGCGTGCGCGGCCGGCGCTTGGGGGCGGGCTTCGCCTCCTGCTCCGGAGCCGGCTTCGGTGTGTCCGCGTACTCGTAACCCTCGTTGTCACCGTCAACCAGGCCGGACGCGATCGTGTCCGGCAAGTCGAACACCAGCCCATTAGGGCCCTTCACGCGAGCCATTGGGCATCACGCCGTGTTGGTGTAGACAGCCACGGCGGTCGGACGAACGACCTTGCCGCCATAGACGTGCAGACCGCGGAGCCGATCCGCAAACTTGTCCTGACCGCGAAGGGCCTCCGTTTCCTGAATCTGCGAAACGTACGCGATCGCGGGCTGATAGAAAGCGAGCGCCATCGGGTCATCCACAGTCGGCAGATTCTCGGACGTGTAAATGGTGAAGTTCAGCAGTCGGCCGAGCACAGCGTCGCGCAGACCCTGCGGGCTGCCCGAGACGTCCACGTTCGTGAGCTTGCTCGACGCGTCCAGGAGGACGGCTTCAAACTCGGCGTTGACGATCAGCACGCGATTGCTCTGCGGAACCTTCTGCTTGTTCAGCCGCTTCCGCATGTCGCGGATGACGTTAAACGCGGCGTCCCCATCGGCCAGGGGGGTCGTCGTCTCGGTGACGACGTTCGCAGCGTCCGCACCGCTCGCGGCCAGCGCGAGCAGGAACTTGTCCGCGTCCTCCGCGAGCCCCTCCGCAGCGCTCCGCGTGAACGCCTCCATATTGCCCGCAGCCTGCGCACGGTCGATGTCATCGACGTAGAAGTCAAACGACCGCTCCTGATCAATCAGGAGATCCTGAGACGTGGTGCTGACAGCGTCGGGCGTGGTGGTCCGCGGGCCCGCAGCGGTACCGGCCCTGTAGTCCTTCACCGCCACAGCCTGCGCGGTGTTGATGCGGACCTTGTTACCGCGGGACGCGTCCCCCTCGTACTCCCGATTGACCAGGTTCGCGGCGATTACCTGCTCGCGAAAGTCGGTCATTAGCTGGGCGTTCCAGATCTCAGGGATAAAGTTGGTGATAGCCATCTATGCGGCTCCTGTCTCACTGCCGCTTAAGCAGGTGGTCAAGCCTGCCTGCCTTTCGTGCGGCCACGATGTCGTCAGGGGTCATGCGCTTAAGGTCTTCGCGCGTGATGGGATCGGAGGTATCTCCGGTCTCGGCACCGTTCCCCGCAACCGGCGCTAGCGTCGGCTTGCGCGGAGGCTCCGGAGTTGCGGGAGCGAGTCGAGCCGCAAGCGTCTTCGCCTGCGCTTCGATCTCCTCCGCAGTGGTGCCCGTGATGAACTGCGCGAGTTCCTTGTCAAGGCCCAGATCCCGCACGGCCAGCATGCGGAGAGCCTTCGTCAGTTCGGTCTCGGCAGTCGCGGCGCGCTGTTCCAACTTCTCACGGTCGGACATCTGCGCCGTTTCGAATTCCGCAATCTTCGCCTGCGCCGCGGCAAGCGCGTCCTTGTGGGCCTTGTTCTCCGCTCGGAGATTTGCCACGAGACGCGCGGCCCGCTCCGGGTCGAAATCACCATCCCACTGCGGAGCCCCCTCCGCATTCGCGGGAGTCGGCTCCGAAGCCGGAGCGGGAGCCGGGTCGGCCGGAGCAGGAGCGGGATTCTGGGAGGACTGCGTCATTGATTACCCCTCTTGGGATCGCACGGCGGACACTTGCCCGCGTGATAGAAAGCCGCGATCAGTCGCGGAATAGCGGAACGACTGCGCATGCGCACCCGTCGTGCCAGCGGTTCAGCCCGCCGGCGGAACGTTCGGTTTTGTAAACTAGCCCGCGGCCCGCGAGCATCTTGCAGAAGTCGCACGGGTCCGCGTCTGTAATGCGGGCCCATCCGAGCGCAGCAGGGTCAACCACAACGGAACCGAAAACCGTCGTCCGGCCAGCGTTCAGCGTGTGCCGCATGGCAGCACGCCCGACCGCACGTCCCACGACTTCGCGGACATTATCCGTCTTGCCGCGTGCTTCGAGCGATCGTGCGTACCGCGGGCCCGTCCAGATCAGCGACGCCGTCACAGCCGACGTCGGGAACTCAGGCTCTGCCGGCTCCGGCGGAGGCGTAGCCACTCCCGCGGCATCGCGGAGTAGCTCGTAGTACCGCAGCGCCAGCACGTAGGCCGACCGTCGGCCCCCCGCGATGAGCTGTGTAAGCGTGGCGACGAACGCAGCGAATCCCTTATCCGGGTCCGCAGGGTCGAGCCACGCAACAGTCTCCATCGCGGCCCGTGCGGCAATCTGGGCACCTAGCGATGCCTGCGCGAGGCGGTAAGCGTCAGCCTGCCGGGTGACTGTGGCCGGAGCCATCACACGGCCGGAACCGCGGTCCGGCGGATAGCGTCCGCGAGACGGTCAGTGTCGGTCGGACGCTGCTTGAGCTCTACCCAGCGTTGTATATCCTGGTCGGTCAGTCCGGGCACGAGTTCGAACAGCCCTTCGCTTGGGGCACCGATATTGTACAGCTTCGACAACCCGTCAACGATTTGCGCGAAGCTGCGCGGCTCGGTGTCTCTCCATTTGACCTGTGCAGTTTCGTCGTACGACTCTCCGGCCGCCATGCTCGCGAGCGCGAACACCCGCTCCCACGACTCACCGCACAGCGTCTTAATCTCCGCGACCTTTTTATTCATGCTGTCGTTTAGCGTCGCGAACGCTTCAACGGCAATGTTCGACAGGTCACCAACAAGAATCAGCGGAGATGACTCCGCAATACTCACCAGTGTTCGCACAGCGGAGTCGTACGCGGAGAGATGCCCAGCGACGTCCGTCTGTGCGAAGTCCCCGAACTTGGTCTCCGAATTTTCCGACACCCACAGCCGATTAACCGCAGCCTCGAATGGCTGGATCGGCTTACCAAAGTTCGGGTTGTCCGTGCCGTCCGGGAGCTTCTCGTCTTGGTCACGTGGGATTGCGAGGCCAGTTGCCCAACGCTGCCTAAACGACGCGTACTGGAGCGCCATAAGCAGATCAAAGACGGTATTGTTGATCCGGTCTTGCACCGTGATCAGTGGCCGGACGACTCCTGTCGACTCGTCGTCCAGGCGTTCCCGGAACCGCACCCACGGGACGAAGTTGCCCATGCCGTGCGGCGTGATGGATCTGAGCTGGAGTTCCCCGAACTTCCATTCGTTATCGCGACCGTCGAATGGGTTATAGGGGTCGTTCGGCATGCCGTCCAGGGGTCGGGGCCCCTGCCGTACGTAGCGATAGCGGTAGGCTCCCATGTAGAAGTCGAACGCGTGCTCCCCCGACAGGGTCACGCCAGCCCGGTAGATCGCGGCAATCGGATAGTCATCGTCGTCATCCTCGTACCACGCGAGCGACCTTTGCGGGGAAAGCGGCTTGATCACGGGAGTCGGGTTGCCCTTGCCCACGAGCACATGCGCAACGCCGTAATCTACGACGCCATGCATGGTGATGGACTGCCGAGCGTCCATCTGGTTAGCCTGCCAGTACCGCCACGCGGGAGCCATCTCCGCGGAGCGGCCCGTTCGGTAGCCGTCGACAAACAGGTTCTTGACGAACGTGCTGCTGATGAGCGGCAACCAGTTCGTAATGCTCCGCCTCGCGAGTTCAATGAACTCGTCCGTAGCCCCCTTGGGGATATACGGAAGGTCATGCTTGCCGCGGAGGTACCGCCGGACCTTGCCGATATGGCCGCTAGGCTGCGTGAGCAGGTCCAAGGCTTGCGCCATTTCTTGGGCAGTGCTCTTCGGATCGTCGTCCGCCACGACACCCCCTCTCTCAGAAGCCGATCAGAATTCCGGGCCGCTTCCTCTTGTCCAGCCGGCCAGACTCAATGAGCTTTCGCCGCACCATGCGTGCGCCAATAGCGCAGACAGCGCGGTCAATCTTGCGGGCGGAATCGCGGGACTCTTTGCCGATACCGACGCCGTACTTGTTCGGCCGGCGACGTGCGTTCAGGATGTGGCTGCGTAGACCAGGGTCACCGTCGTGCGTGAAATCCCCTGCCCTAACGTCAGCCTCGAAGCGCTCACACGCGGCAGTGAATTCTTTCAGCTTCCCGCGCATGTCCCATGCGGTCGCGTGCCTGAACTTGCCCTCTTGAGCCCACAAGAGCAACTGCGGTCCGCCGAACTGTGACCATTCGTCGTGCATTCCTTCGAAGTGCAGGACGTCGCCCCAGAACGCGAGCACGTTCCGCTCTCTGAGCGTCTCCAGGACGACCCGGTTAACGTCGTTCTTGTCGACTTCCCAGTCAGCTCCCGCGGGCCCTGCGGGCCTGTCCCAGCCGGCGATCATGAACACATGACCGTCATCTACGCGACAGCCGACCAGCGCGGTAGAGTCGTCATTCTTCGATCCGTCGAAGAACATGACGATCTCGTCATCCGGCCGCACCGTCAGGTCCGGGTTCGCAAGGCGGTCCCACTCCGGAGCCGACAGATATGCATCCTCCGCGGCAACAACCTGATTCAGGAAGTACCTTCGAGACTGCGCCACCGGCTTCCGCGGGTCCCGAACTGCCCGCATCACGCGGTCAACATCCAGCCATACCGCATCGCCCCGCGCGGCGAGAATACCCGCACGAAGCGAATCATCATCCGCGAGATCCGTATCCGGAGGGGCTTGCAGACTATCCACCAGATACGGCGGTTCGTCGCTCACGAGCCGACCGGCTAGCCATGCCTGGTACCCGTCCCACATGCGTTCTGCAACGCTGTCCTCACCCGGAATGTGAGCGTTTGTGATCGCCAAGGTTCGCGACGCGCCATCACGGGACTTGACGCCGTTGTTTTCGATGACTTCGGCCATGTCATGACCAGCGTTGGATGATACCCAATGGTGCGTCTCGTTCATGAGGACAAACGACGTGCGTTTACCCTCTAGCGCTCGGTATGAGGATGAGAACGCTTGGAGAATCCCGGCCGTCGTGTGCCAGATCTCCCTACCGATATCAACACCGTACTTCTCGCGCGCAGCGTCCGAAAGCATCGGCTCCAGCAGACCCATGGTGTTACGGGTCTGCTCTTGGCTAACTGCGGTAACAGCGACCCACGGCGCACTGTGCGCGACAACCTTCGGTGTGCCGTCTACCTTCCAACCGCCAAAGCGGCAGGGCCCCAGCAGTTCCAGCAGGCAAAGGAAAGCTCCCAACGGGTCCTTCCCTGCGCCCTTCATCCGCTGAAACATCCCGGACGTGTAGACGAACCGCCCATCCGCGCGGATTGCGTACCACCAGAGTACGAATCGCGTTTGCTCATGCGTGAGCCGAAACGGCTTCTTCTTATCCGGTCCGTCTGGCTGCAAAAGGTGTCTCAACGCCCACGCAATGCCCACGTACCCAATCGAGCGCGGCGGCTTGGGAATCCAGAAACCATCCGGCGTTTGGTGGAGATCCTCGCGGGGAAGCGGGAGCTTGTCCGGGTCCGTTTCCCAGGTGGGGCCAATGCTGTATCTCTTCACAGACCCCCCTTGTTACGTCAGCCCTAGCCCCTTGTACAGCTCGACAACGTCCGCGTCCTCGTCCTCCGCAGCCAGACCGCGGTCAATCTCCATCCGCACTCGCCGGCGCGCGGCTTCGGTGGACAGGAGATCGCCCATGGCAGACCAGACAGACGACAACAGCTGTCCGCTGGCCTCTCTCCGGTTAAGCATGCGCCCGATTTCGTAGGCCACGACGCGGGCAGCCTGCCAATCGCTCGGTTCGAAATAACGCGCCTGCCCGGACTCTGCGAGCGACTCGTACCACTCCATCGCGATCGGGTGCGTTACAAAACCCAACGGCGGAGCCTTAACGGGCTCGTCTCCCGGAGCCACTTGGATGACGTCGGGTGCACTGTCCTGATTCCTGCGCCGACGCTGAGCACTGCGCTTAGGAACCGGTCCCCGCGTCCCCACGCCATCACCTCCCTATGCGTCTCCGACGGCCGTCACTCTCCGTATAGCGTCAGACCCTAGAAACCCGTACAAAACCTCTGGCCCTAACCC